GTGGGAGCCAGATTGGTTCGTGGTGGAGAAGAAAAGCGCAGGTACAGCGCTGTACCAAGAGCTGCGGAGAAGCGGGTTGCCAGTGCAGGAGATAACACCCACGCGGGCTAGCGGGGATAAAGTAGCTAGGCTAAATGCGGTATCAGACATATTCGCGTCGGGAATGGTGTGGTACCCTGTCAACAGACGGTGGGCTGAAGAAGTTGTAGATGAGGTGTGTGGGTTCCCGGCGATGCCGCACGATGACTTGGTGGACAGCACAGTATATGCGCTGATGCGGTTCCGCACAGGGGGATTTATTTCACTGCCGTCCGACAGAGATATGGACGAGGACGACTATTGGCAGCCACCTAGGGCTGCGTACTATTAACTGAATTATCAGTAAAGAGGATATTATGGCGATAGAAAAAGCACTATATGAGGCACCACAAGGGGTTGCCATGATGGACGCAGCTGAAGATGCGTTGGAGATAGAGATTGTCGACCCGGAGAGTGTGACTATAGGTATGGGTGACATGGAGGTCGTGATCGAGCCCGGCAAGGACGAGGATGAGTTTGGAGCTAACCTCGCTGAAGAGCTGGACGACGACATACTGGCGGGCATTAGTGATGATCTGTTAGAGGCGTACGACACAGACTTAGGGTCGCGGGCGGACTGGGAAGATACACTAAAAGACGGGTTGGAGCTGTTGGGGCTGAAGATAGAGGACAGAAACGAGCCGTGGGAAGGGGCATTCGGGGTTTATCACCCGCTCTTAGCTGAGGCGGTAGTAAAATTTCAGTCTGAGACTATAGTAGAGACATTCCCGCCGCAGGGGCCGGTCAAAACAGTAATACTCGGGGAAGAAACTCGCGAGAAGACGGAGAGTGCGAAGCGCGTCAAAGAAGATATGAACTATCAGTTGGTGTGTAAGATGACTGACTATAGATCGGAGCATGAGAGAATGCTGTGGAACTTGCCGATTGCAGGCTCAGCGTTCAAAAAGACCTATTATGACCCCTCATTGGACCGGCCTGTGTCTCAGTTCGTGCCGGCGGAGGACTTTGTAGTCAGTTATGGAGCGTCAGATCTTACTTCGGCGCAGAGATACACCCACAAGATGAAGAAAGCGCGCAATGAAGTGCGTAAAATGCAGGTCAGTGGGTTCTACAGAGATGTTGAGCTGGGTGATCCTGTAGCAGACAGAGACGACATAGCGGATAGTAAAGACTCACTGGGCGGATACACTTCGGATAGTGATGACCGTTACACACTGCTCGAGATCCACTGTGAGTTAGACATAGAAGGGTTCGAGGACGAAGATAAAGATGGCAATGAGACCGGCATAGAACTGCCATACATTGTCACTATAGATAAAGGGTCTAACACGGTACTATCTATATATAGAAACTGGCGTGAAGATGACGACCAGAAGAAAAAACGGATTCATTTCTCGCATTACACCTACATTCCGGGGTTTGGGTTCTACGGTTTTGGGCTTATTCACCTCGTTGGTGGGTTTGCCAAGGGCGCTACTTCAATATTGAGGCAGCTTGTGGACGCAGGGACGCTGTCTAACCTCCCCGGGGGGTTCAGAACTCGTGGGTTGAGAATAAAAGGCGGGGATATGCCCATAGCACCGGGGGAATTCCGGGATGTGGACGTGCCAGTAGGCACAATACGTGACAATATCATGCCACTGCCATTTAAAGAGCCATCGACGGTGCTCTATTCGCTGTTAGAGAATATTGTGTCAGAAGGACGGCGGTTCGCGGCGGTAAGTGATGTGAACGTCGCCGATATGCAGCCAAATGCGCCAGTTGGGTCAACTTTAGCGGTCTTAGAACGCACTTTGAAGACTATGACGGCTATTCAGTCGCGGGTTCACGCGGCTATGAAGCACGAGTTGTACCTGTTAATGGGAATTATGCGTGATAACGCGCCAGCAGAGTATGAATATGACGCTAGAGGGGACGAAGGCCCACTAGCTAGGCAAAAAGACTACGGGATGGTCGAGGTTATACCCGTCAGTGACCCTAACGCGTCAACAATGAGCCAGAGAATCGCTCAGTATCAGTCCGCGCTTCAGTTAGCGCAGTCCGCACCACAGATTTATGACCTCCCACTCCTCCACAGACAGATGATTGAGACTTTAGGTATTAAAAACGCCGATAAGTTAGTCCCAACTACGGACGATCAAGAACCTATGGACCCAGTTTCTGAAAATATGGCGTTACTTACCGGTAAACCGGTCAAAGCGTTCCTACATCAGGACCACGATTCGCATATTGCGTCACATATGGCATTTGGGCAAGACCCTAAGATCCGGGAAGCCCTAGATATGCAGGGGCCGGGGGCTCAGGCCAAACTTGCGGCCGGAATGGAGCACATAAACGAGCATTTAGCGTTCAAATATAGACAGCAGGTAGAAGAGCAGCTAGGTGTACAGCTACCACCACCAAATCAACCGCTTCCCGAAGAAGCAGAGGCTTCACTCTCTAGATTGATGGCTGAAGCGGGAAATAAGGTATTGGGCGTTAATACTCAAGAAATTCAGGCTAAACAGGCTCAACAACGCGCTAACGACCCGGTAGTTCAGATGCAACAGCATGAAATGCAGGTGCAAATGGGTGAATTACAGCGGAAAATGAAGAAAGACGAGATGGACCACCAGATCGACTCTACTAAACTCCAGATTGAGGCTGCTAAGATAGATGGTCAGGCAGCGACAACTAAAGTAGATCAGGCGTTCAAAGCGAAGAAAGCTTTGATGGAGCAGGAGCTTGAAACAGCTAAGGCAACTGATGCGTCTACTAATTCTAGGGTAGATCAGGCGTATAAAGCCAAAAGTTCGCTAATGAACAACGAGTTAGAGAAAGAGAGACTAACTGCGCAGGATCGTCAGAAACGTGTAGATCAAGCGTTTAAGGCCAAAGAGGCTCTACTGAAGGATGAGAGAGAAAGAATTAAAATGAATATTGACACTACTAAACCACAGAAAGGGGGAGATGTATGATAAAACAATTCGCTGAGTTCTACCGCTCGGAACTACGAGGGGCTATGGACCGCGCGGCTGACAGCCTAGCCAATGATTCGGCTAAAGATTTTGGGGACTACCGCCATATGACTGGCGTCATTCGTGGGCTAGCGGAAGCTGAGCGCGCGCTTTTAGATATCGTCGAGGCTTACACTGAAGACAACGACGCAGAATAGGATAAAAAATATGAAAGAAAGATACGATGCAGAAACTAAAAAAGATGTTCCTCCGGCATTAACTGCGGATAACGTTCCAACTCCGACGGGATACCACCTATTAGTGGCGCTTCCTGACGTTAAAGATACTTATGAGAGCGGCATAATAAAGTCAGATATTGTAATGAAGAACGAAGAGATCTCTACTATGGTAGTTCAAGTAGTAGATATGGGCCCAGATGCATATAAGGATAAGGACAAGTTTCCTACGGGTCCGTACTGTAAGGTAGGGGATCATATCCTTATAAGAGCTTATTCTGGTACTAGGTTTAAGATATACGGAAGAGAATTATTCCGCTTAATTAATGACGACTCTGTGGAAGCAGTAGTTGCAGACCCAACGGGATATTCCCGCATTTAGGAGATAATGTATGGCACAAGCCAACGAAGATATATTTGCCGACACTGAGTATATTGTCGGTGATGAGGTAGAAACTCCGGTCACTGCTGAGGTGGAAGCGGAGGACCTAGTAGTAGAAGTCTCTGATGATACCCCTGAAAAAGACCGGGATCATGACCCACTACCCAAGAAGATATCGGATGAGCTGGAAGAGTTAGATAATTCATCCGAAGCGGAGAATTATTCTACTAAGGTCCAGCAACGAATAGCGCAGATGAAGAAGGCGTGGCATGATGAGCGCCGGGCTAAAGAGTCAGCGTCCCGTGAGCGGGATGAGGCAACTGCGTTCACCCAACAGATTATGCAGGAGCGGGACGCGCTACGTCAGAAGCTTAGTACTGGGGAGGCGTGGGCATTAGAAGAGACTAAGAAGCGAGCTGACTTAGCGATAGAGTCAGCTAAACGGCAATACCGTGATGCGTACGAGGAGGGGGACTCCGACAAGATAGTAGACGCTCAGCATAAGTTGAGCGAGGCTACCATAGATCACAACCGCGTACAGCAGATTACACCCCAATTCACTTTACAGGAACCTCAAAACCCTGTATATAATGAACCACAGGTTCAACAACCAGCCGGTACACCGCCTCCTCCTGATGCTCGAGCTCAAGAATGGGGTAGTAATAACGAATGGTTTGGCGCTGACGATGAAATGACCAGTTTTGCACTGGGATTACATCAAAAGTTAGTTAAGGAGGGAGTACCCCCTTCTACTGACCACTATTACGAGCGGATAGACGCTCGCATGAAAGAAGTGTTCCCCGATAAGTTCGGAGGGGCTCCAAAAGGAAAGCAACAACCCTCTACCGTTGTTGCGCCGGTGGGTAGGACGCCCAAAGGTAGGAAGGTAGTGCTGAATAAGTCTCAGGCTGCTATAGCTAAACGGCTTGGTGTATCAAATGAGGCTTACTATCGTGAGCTAGAAAAAATTAGCAGAGGGTAATATGTCAAATTCTAATAAAAGTAGAGCTCCACGAGAAACAGATACTCGGGAAACTGAAACCCGCACAAAACAATGGCAGCCAGCTAGTCTACTGCCTGATCCTATACCACAAGATGGTTATACCTTTCGTTGGGTACGCCGCTCCATGCTTGGAGTGGAAGATCCTACTAACTTCTCTCGTAAAACTAGAGAAGGATGGGAACCATGTGCTATTAAAGATCACGACGAGATGAGAACTGTACTTGATAAAAATGCTCTAGCTTCCGGGCTTGTTGAAACCGGCGGGGTTATCTTATGTAAGATGCCCGACGATATGGTTCAACAGCGGGAAGATTACTACCAAGGTAATAGCAAAGCACAGATGGACTCAGTTGATAACAGCTTTATGAGGGAGAATGACCCACGTATGCCGTTATTTAAAGATCGTGACTCTAAAGTAACTTTCGGTAGAGGATCTTAATAATTTAATTTTCCTTAAGGAGATTTTTTCATGGCTTATCCAACTATTTCCGGCCCTTACGGCCTGAAGCCAACAGGTAAAATAGGTGGTCGCGCGGATGTCGGAGCAAATCGAAATATTTCGATTGCTAGCGGTTACGCGGTTGACATCTTTTTTGGCGACCCTGTTGGTTTAACAGCAGCTGGCACTATCGAGTTTGAAACACCCGATGCTGCTATGGCTCCTGTAGGTGTGTTTCTTGGTTGTTTCTATACAGACGCAACTAATGGACCTACTTACTCTCAGTATTGGCCTGCGTCAACTGTAGCTTCAGACGCTGTTGCGTATGTTTGCGACGACCCAGACCAATTGTTTAAAGTAGCTGTTGTATCTTCTGGTACAACTATTGGTGATTTCGCACTTACTGACGTAGGTTTGAACGCTGCTATGGTTAACAACACAGGTTCTACTGTTACTGGCAACTCTAAAGCAGCTATTTCTGATACCGCTGCTACCACCAACACACTACCATTACGTATTGTTGATCTTGTCGAAGAAACTAAAAATAGCTCCGGTGGTTTTACTGAAGCTATTGTTAAGTGGAACGTTGGGCATTCATACAATAATACTACTGGCGTATAGGAGACTAAATAATGGCTATTTCACGCGCACAGATGCTGAAAGAGCTCCTACCGGGTCTCAATGCGTTATTCGGTATGGAGTACAAACGTTACGGGGAAGAACATAAAGAGATTTTCGAGTCTGAAAGCTC